TCGAAATCGACGGACGCCCCTATCTGAAGGACTCCAGGGACAATCTGGTGCCCTTGGAGAACATCAAGCCCGCCGATCTGCTGATCGATGAAGCGGTGCGCAAAATCATCCACTACGCCGAAGATCTATCGGCGGAGTTGGCACGGTTCGCGGGGCATTCTCTGGCGGACGTGGCCGCTTTGGACGATCTGCTGGCCCAGGAATACGGGGTGGCGCGACCGGGGGGAAAGGGGAACCGGACATACCCCACATTCGACGGCCTCCTGAAGGTCAAAGTGGCTGTGGCCGACCGGATCGAGTTCGGGCCAGAACTCCACCAAGCCAAGGCGCTGCTGGACGAAATGGTGAACGAGCGGAAGAAGGAGGCCGATGCCTTCCTTCTCGCCCTGGTGAACCAAGCGTTCAACGTCGACAAGGAAGGCAAGGTGGACCGCGCGGCGATCCTTCAGCTCCAGCGCCTTGAATTCGACGATCCTCGGTGGGCAGACGTACAGCGGGCCATTCGTGACGCCCAGCGCCCGGTAGGCGCCAAGACCTATCTGCGGGCCTACAGAGCAGGAGCCCCCGGCGAGTCCCACGACATGATCCCGCTGGACATCGCCTCAATCCAACCCACCACCGTGACGCCGGGCCGAGAGAGCCTGCGGGCGAAATGCGAGCGCTTGGAGCGGTCGCGGGAAGCCGCAATTGATCTGCTCCACTGGACCTCTGCGAAGGTGGAGGACTCAAATCTCGACGCGATAAGAAGCGGTCTCCGCGAGGCCCTGGATGCCCTGGATGCCCTGGGAGGTTCCGATGCTGACCGCGCGTGAAACCCAGGTCTTCCAGATCTACGAGGACGCGGCCCTTGCTGGTCGCCCTTCGCCAACCATGCGCGAGTTGGCCAAGATCGCCGACTTTTCGTCCGCTTCGAACGCCCATCGCGTCGTGTCTCAACTGGTGAGCAAGGGCTTTCTGCGGCGCATGCGGTACCGGACCCGGGCGGACCCATCGAATTGGATAAGGCGGGGCCGGTCTCCTCCCGTGACCTTTCAGAAAAGGAGCGGTCGAATGCCGAATAGACGAAAAGCGGACGGGGTGGGGCGGGTTTTTCACGCCCGCTTACTGGAGGCTCTGGAAGCGGGCCGGATGACCGAAACGCAGCTCTGCGCCCGACTGCATTGCAGCACAGGCCCCATTGCCAGCGCCGTCGCCCCGCTGATTTCTGCCGGGAAAATCCTGCACGAGCGAGGCCGTGGTTACTGGCTCCCCGGAAAAGAGGATCCCCCCAGGCCGCCGGGTCAGAAAACCCGTGCCTGCATGAACTGTCGGACAAGCTTTCTGTCCGAAGGCCCTCACCATCGCATGTGCGCCGATTGCCGGGCACGGCCAACGGAGCAATGGCTATGAGCATCCAGAAAATGCGGGGCGCCATCCACGGCGCCGCCAAGGCCATGGGGCTCGACGACGACACCCGCCGCGCCGTGATCGGTCGAGTGACGAAGAAAACCTTCGGCACCGAAAAAACCTCCACCACCAAATTGACCGAACCCGAGTGCCAAGCGGTTTTGGACGAGTTTCAGCGCCGAGGTTGGACTGGGCCGAAAAAGAAGTTCTGGAGGGAGTCCGACAAACCCAAGGCCCGGAAGGTCCATGCCCAATGGGGCGAATTGAAGCGCCTCGGGGCGATTGAGGCGAAGGAGCGGAAGGCGCTGCACGCCTGGATCCGGCGCCAGTTCAGTCTGCCCGACAAGGTCACCGCCGACCCGGACATGATGGCCGAGGACGACCTGGACCGGGTGATTGAGGCCCTAAAGGCCTGGATTAGGCGGCTCAAAGCCGAGCAAGTGAAAGGATGATGGCGATGGACAGCGTCAAGAAAACAAGGTGCCCGGTGGACGCCGATATGATCCGTAAGCAGGTCATCGTCGACGTGGTCCACGCCCGCCTGCGTCAGGTGACCGAGCTGGGGTTCGACGCAGAAGTCGACGACGACCACACGGATGGGGAACTGGCCTTGGCGGCTATCTGCCGCGCCCTCCCCGCCACCCACAAGCACCTGCGGGTCGGAGACGACGGCCAGCCCATCGCCCTGGCGCTTTGGCCTTTTCCGCTCTCGGAACTGAAAGACGCGGAGGGCGAGACGGCCTTGGTCGAGGCTGCGGCCACGTTGATCGCGGAGATCGAGCGGCACTATCGGGCGAAGGAGCGGGTTGAAAAGGAACGGGCGAATGGCTGACCTGGACGCCCTCAAGCGCCGCCTCGCTGCGCTTCTCAACATGACCGAGGCCAACGGTTGCACGGCGGAAGAAGCCGCAGCCGCGACGGCCAAGGCCGCCGAGCTGATGCGGGAGCATGGCTTGGATGAGGCCAGTCTGGGCATGGAAATGGCCGACGCGCCCTATAGCGAAGACGACCGGCTGATGAACCCGCTTTGGAGGATTATCGGGCATTGCACAGGCTGCGTCTGCGTCGTCGATCCTGCAACCGGCCTGCGGCACTACATTGGACGAGACCCTGGCCCGACGGTGGCGGTCTATCTCCATGTGTTCCTGGCGCGCCATGTCGAGGCGGCCGTGGGCCGGTATGGTCGGAGCGGAGAAGTCCGCCTGAAGCTCAAATCCCTCCGCCCGCGCCTTGTCGAAGCCTTTCGTCAGGGCATGGTCGAGCGGCTTATGGACGCGGTCCTGGAGCACTTTGGCCAGCCCGCGCCAAAACTGATCGAACAGGCCCAGGCCGAGCGGAACCGCCGTTTTTGTTGCACCACCCCCAGCGCCTCGGTCCCTGCCAGACGGGTGGAAGGGCAGACCATCGCCCGGCAAGCTGGGCAAAAGGCCGGGGACGGCATTGCGCTCCACCGGGGCCTGTCCGGTGATCGCCCCCGCCAAATCGGAGGGCGGCCCCATGGATGAAGCTTTCATGGCCTTGGAGCAACCCGCCTGGGGTGGCGTTCGGTGCTGGCTGACCGAGTTCAGACAAGGCGACCGGGCCTTCGGCGGCCGGGTAACGGCCAGGGATTGGACCGGCGCCCGCTTGATCTGCGCGCTGCGGGGATACGGGGAAACCGTCGTTGGTGAACTGGTGACGGAGGTCCGTCATGGATGACCTGGTCAGCGATTTTCATGCCCTACCGCCGGAGGATCGCGCCCTGGCGCTTCAGCGCGCCCGGGAGATCCTCGCTTCAATCCCAGGGGTTCGACTGCCCGGTGTCGAGGCAAGTGTTAGCCAGCAGAAAAAGACCGCCTTGCTGACGCATTTAGAGCTGATCGCGGGAGGCCGGCCATGACAGACCGCATCCGCAAAGCCTGGAGGGTCCGCGTCTTTGATCATGCCAATCCCGCACCGGACGCGTCTCCATGGTTCACGGAGGTGTTACACGCATCGACGGGGTCTCGTGCCCGCGCCGCCATGGTGAACCGCCTTCAATGTTCTTGGGACGTTTCATGGCGGGACGCGCTTACCATGGTCAAGGTTCAACGAGCCCCTGATGCTGATGTGCGCCTCCCGCCCCAACACTGGCTCGTCGACTGCCTGAATGCTCGTGAACGCGCCATCCTGCTTCATACCTTCGGCGCAAATCAGGGCTGGAAGGAAGCGGGGAACCGCAACCACTTCTGCGGGGATCCCGGAGATCTAACCTTGTTGCGGCTGGCCTGGGTCTTCGGGCTTTTGTCTGGCCCCCATGGTGAGAAGGCATACGGTGAGACCGGGATGTGGATTGGTGCCTTCTTCTATTTAACCGAGTTGGGAAAGACGGTGGTCACGTCCATGGCGCCCACATACCCCGGTGAGTGCCATGACTGACCTGCGCGCTCAATTCGCCGCTCTCCGCCCGCCCCGTGGCTTCCGGGTGATCCTGGCCGATCCCGCCACCCGGTTCGATACCCGGTCCCCGAAAGGCGAGGACCGGAGCCCCCAAGCGCACTACGACACCATGACCATTGAGCAGATCGCGGCCATGCCGGTCGAGGTTCTGGCCGCGAAGGACTGCGCCCTGTTCCTCTGGACCGTCTGGCCCCTGATGCCGCGTTGGATGGAGATCGTCGACGCCTGGGATTTCAGATACTCCGGGCTGGCCTGGGAGTGGATCAAGTACAACCCGGAAACCGGGAAGTATGCCTTCGGGCCGGGCTATGGCTCCCGGAAGAACGTCGAACCCTGTTTGTTGTGCACGCGGGGGAGTCCAAGCCTGCGGCGGGGCACCAGCTTCTTCGGCCAGGACTTGGCCGCCGAGGGTGTCCATTCCGTCCGGGACTTTATCGAGTGGAACCCGCTGGACGCCATCCGCTCGCCAAGGCGTGAGCACTCCCGCAAGCCGCCCGAGCAATACGAGCGCATAGAGACCCTGTTCGACGGGCCGTATGTGGAGCTGTTCAACCGCCATCGCCGGTCGGGCTGGACATGCTGGGGAAACCAGTCGAATACGTTCGGGGAGGCCTGAGGATGACCGCAACCTGCCCCTATGCCCTGTTGTCCTGGTCCAGGACTTACCACGCCGGGGACTTCTTCGACGCCAGTGGCCATTTCGAAGCGTGGCAGGCCTTCGCGTTTTTACGCTGGGTCGGAGCCGACGGTCGTTATTATTGCGACCTATACCTCGACGTAGACAATCTCAACAAGAAGACGGGACATGGAGTCTTTACGCGAGCCGAGATCGAACGCGGGTTTGACCTGTGCGGCGGCCCGACCTGTCTGGCGGAGATGGACCGGGTCCGGGGAGCCGGGTCATGACCGAGCGTCGCCCCTCCTACCGCGAACAATACGGCAACCTACCCGACGTCTGCGTCAAGCTTCTGGAAGGTGGCGGGGAAGAGCTGATGTTGCGCGTTGTGGCCAAGTTAAAGGGGACGGACGTGATCATTCCCGTAACGCTCTCCACCCACTGCAAGTTGGTTCACATCCTGGGGGACAAAGACGCCGCCGCCGTCCACCGGATATTTCGCGGTCCAGACGGCCCCGCCGCAGCGAAGGGAGATTTCAAGATCTATGTTCCTTCCATGTTTCTCGCCATACGAAAGATGCGAAGAGCCAGGATCTTGTCGCTACTCGCGGGCGGCGCACCTGTTTGGCAGGTGGCCCTTCGCATCGACGTTTCCGAAAAGACCATTTACAATGAGATTAGGCGCGCCAAATCGCGCGGCGAAACAGTCGCCGACCCCCAAATGGATCTGTTCGGCTGACGGGTCCTCCGCCTGAACCCTTTCAGGCGGGCAGGACAGTCCCCCTCGCCCATTCTCCCCCTATCGCGCACCACGCTGGGGGAGACGGCCATGACTGCCCACGATCCGGACATCACCAAGATCATCGACGGCATCCTTGGCGCCGAGGGTTCCAGGTACACCAATCGCGCCACGGATCGCGGTGGCCCCACCAAATACGGCGTCACCCAGTCCACCCTCTCCGCCTATTGGGGCCGCCCCGCTTCGCCCGGCGACGTGGCCACGCTGGATGAAACGACCGCGCGGTGCATCTACCGCCAGATGTACGTCACGCAGCCGGGTTTTCATGACATTCCGTTTCCCCGTGTTCGGACCTTCGTCGTGGATTGTGGCGTCCACTCTGGCACCGCCACCGCAGCCCGTTGGTTGCAGCACACCGTCGGCGCCCAGCCCGACGGTGTGGTCGGTCCCAAGACCTTGGCCGCCTTGCGCGACCAGGACCCGACCCGCGTCTTCCAGGCTTTGGTTGCCTATCGCATCCAGCACCTGGGGCACTTGATCACCCGGGATTCCCGTCAGGCCGAATACGCCCATGGGTGGATGAACCGGGTCGCCGCCTTCCTTCTTGAGCAGCGATAAGGGGGGCCGGGTCATGATTCCTCTTATTCCCCTGGCCATTTCGGCGGCCTCGGCCATCGTTCCCGAGATTGTGTCCTGGATCGCCGGTGATGACAGCGGCAAGGCTGCCGGAAAATTCATCGACGTGGCCAAGTCCGTCGCCGGGATCAACGATCCGCAACAAGCCATTGCAGCCATTCAGGCCGATCCGGCGTTGGTGGCCAAGCTGCGCGAGGGTGCGATCCGGGTGCGATTGGCCGAGATCGACGCGGAGAAAGCGGCCTTCTCGGAACAGCACCAAACCATGCGAGCCGAGCTGTGCAGCAAAGACAAGTTCGCCGCGCGCTGGCGACCCTTCTTCGGCTACGTGGTGGCCGTGTCCTGGGCCTTCCAGATGATCGGCCTGACCCTGGCCATCCTCTACACCACCATCGCCCAGCCTGGGTTGACCGCTGTTCTTGTGGGGTCCCTGGCCGAGCTGTCGGGCTCGCTCTTCGCCATCTGGTCCGTCGCCCTGGCCGTGCTTGGCGTGAACATCCACAAACGATCCCAAGACAAGGTTCTGGCCTCCGGAGAGGAACCGCCCTCTCTGGCCCGGTCCCTGGTGGGCATGGTCGCAGGGGGGCGCCGATAAATGGCTTGGCCCGATATCCTGGAATACGCCACCAAACTGGCCCCTTTCGCGGCCATGGCGATGAGTGGAGGTATCACCCTTTTGATCCTCCGTCTCCGCCAGGTCTTCACCACCAAGACCGATCTGGCGGCCCATGCCGCCCGCGTCGAGGAACTCAGGCGCGAGCATGAAACCTGGGTTCGGCTGCATGATTCCGAGCACCGCGAACTGTCCGAGCGGTTGAGCCGTGGCGAGGCCCGGTTCCAGCGGGTCGAGGACCGGATCGACGCGCTCCCGACCCGTAAAGACCTTGAGGAATTGACTCGGACCGTGGCGGGCATGGCCGCAGCTATGGCCGCCGTTCAGGCCGAATTGACCGGCCTGGGAGGCTCCGTGACCTGGGTCAAGGATAGCCTGGGAACCCTGCTGGAGCATGAATTGGCCGAGGCCCGGGATGCGGGCAAGGGAGGCAGGGGATGACCGATTTCATTGAGACCTGGGCGGGCCATGTGCGCCTCGCCCTATTGATCATTCTCGCGGGGCGGGACCGCGCGGCGGCCCGGCGCTGGCGGGTCCTGTCGGGTTTGGCCAAGGCCCCCGGTGGGTCGGCCAATCTGTCCCTGCTGGCCGATATCCTTGGCATGGCCCGGGATGACTTGCGCGCCGACCTGACCGCGATGGGCGAGGTTGGGCTTGTGCTGGTCTCTCGGGAACTGGGTGTTCTCGGTGCGGCGATCCTGACCCCGGGGAAAGAGGTCCTCCAAGGTTTGCGGATTCTCGACATGGTCGCGCCACCGCCTGCGGCTGAAGCCCTGCAAGAGGGCCTGTCCGGTGTGGCCCTGTCGGCCACTGTCGAACAGGTGCGCGGCCACCTGGCGTTTCTGGCGTCCTCCGGCCTGATCGACGAAACCGGCGCCATCACCGACAAGGGGCGGCTGGTGGCCCAAGGTCGAGAGGTGGTCGCCGGTGTGCGGGTTCCTTCTACGGAAACGGCCCTGAAGCTTGCCGCCACCATTGGCCTGAAGGGTTAATCCCATGGCCCATGGACCGGAAGTCAAACAGGCCGTTAGGGCGGCCTATATCTTCGACCGCCTAACGGTCGAACAGGCCGCAGAACGGGCCGAGATCGGCGTGGCCACGGCCCGGCGCTGGAAAACCCAGGCCGCAGCCCTGGGCGATGATTGGGACAAGGCGCGCGGCGCCCATGCCCTGAGCCGCGAAGGCGCGGGTACGGTGACCAGACTGGTCCTCGCTGATTTCCTAACCGTGCATCAATCAACCGTCGACGGTCTGCGGGAAGAACAGGGCATTTCCCCCCTGGCCAAAGCCGAAGCCTTGTCCCGTCTCTCTGATGCCTTCACCAAGACGATGAACGCCGTCTCTAAAGCCAGCCCGGAAATGGCCCGGTTCTCCGTGGCAAACGAGCTGCTGCGCGATCTGGGCAGCTTCGTCCGGGAGGAATATCCGGAACAGGTCGACCTGATGCTCGATATTCTGGGGAGCTTTTCGGCCTATGTGGCCCGGAAGTACGGCTGATGGCCGCCCGGGTCAAATCCACATCCAAGTATAAGTATAAGTCGGACGATTTCCTGGCCGACATGGCCGATTTCGTCCAGGGGCTCCGCGACGAAATCGCCAATGCCGTCGATCTGGGGGAGTTCGACCGGTCCCCCGGCGCCACGCGGGCACGCCGGGAGAAGGCCAAGACGGATTTCGGCTTCTTCTGCAAAACCTACTTTCCCCACCGGGGCCGCGCCAAACACTCCAGTTTTCACGAATGGACCTTCAAGCGTGGGCAGGAGATCGCCGACGGCCCTGGAGGGGCGCGGGAGGTCATCGCGGCTCCCCGGGGCAATGCGAAATCCACCTTTTGGACCGAGCTTTTTCCCCTGTGGTGCGTGATCACCAAGCGGCGCCGCTATCCGTTGATTTTGTCAGACGCCATTGAAGTCGCGGCGATGATGCTGGAAGGCATCAAGACGGAGCTGTTGGACAACCCCCGCCTCGCCCACGACTTTCCCGAGGCCGTCGGTCAGGGTCCCGTTTGGCAGGTCGGTGTCGTCGTCACTGTCAACGGCGCGAAGATCCAATGCGGCGGCGCCGGAAAGCGTATCCGTGGCGCGCGTCATGGATCCCAACGTCCGGACCTGGTCGTCCTGGACGACATCGAGAACGACGAGAACGTGGCCAGCCCGGCGCAACGGGACAAGCGCGAGGCCTGGATCGACCGGGCCGTCGAGCCCCTGGGGCCGCCTGACGGTTCCATGGACATGATCTATGTGGGGACAGTGCTCCATGTCGATTCCGTGCTCAAACGCAAACTGTCCAACCCAGCCTGGAATGCCACCACCTTCAAGGCGATCATCCGTTGGCCCGACGCCATGGACCTGTGGGATCGGTGGGAAGAGCTGTACCGCAACCAGGGGCGGGAGGCGGCAAGCGTCTTCCTGGCGGAAAACCGCGAGGCCATGCACCAGGGCGCGGAAGTCCTTTGGCCCGCCGTGCAGACGCTCGAAAAGTTGATGGTCATTCGCTTCCGCGTGGGCGCGTCCTTTGGATCGGAATACCAGAACGAACCCACGGACGGCGACGCCACCTTCCAACACGTCCAGTTCTGGGCGGACCGCGCCGCGATCCTGCGGGAATGGGCGCATTTCGGCGCCGTTGACCCGTCCTTGGGTGGTCGAAACAAGGGCCGTGATCCCTCGGCCATTTTGGTGGGAGCCAAGGATGTGGGCACGGGTCGCCTGTTCGTTTTGGAAGCCGCCATCCGCCGCCGCGTCCCGGACAAGATCATCAATGACGTGATCGCCTTCCAAGACACCTACCGATGCGTGAAATGGGCGGTGGAGGCCATCCAGTTCCAGGAGTTCCTCCGCCAGGTTCTTTTGACCCGGTCGGTGGAGCGGGGCATCCCCGTGCCCGCCATGGCCGTCAAACCACACACAGACAAGGTCCTGCGGATCGAGAGCCTTCAGCCCTACGTCGACGCGGGCCTGATCCTGTTCCACGCCTCGCACACAACCCTCCGCGAGCAGTTGATCAATTTCCCGAACGCCGACCACGACGACGGCCCCGACTGCCTGGAAATGCTCTGGCAGTTGGCAATGGGGGCTGGCGTGGCGGCTGGCGCCAACGCGGGCGGAGGCGCGGATCGGCGGGGTGAGCGGGGCGCTGAAGGGGGCCAAACCGGCCGGGGTATGTCGAACCTGGCGCGGCGCTTCGGGGGTCAAGCGCGGCGCATTCTGAATTTGGGGAGAAGGTAACCATGGGCTGGCTGTCAAACCTGTTTGGTGGATCCACCAAGCCCGAACCGGAAGCTCTGCGCGAAGCCGCAGGCGCCTCCACCAGCCTGGACGAACCGGGGTTCCGCCGGGTGGGCGGCCAGGACCGCGACCTCAACCCCATGACCCAGGCCCGCATGGTCCGATTGGCCCAAGCTCTGTGGGAAGGCACTCCCCTCGGACATTGGATGATCGAGATTCCCTTGGCCTTCCTGCTGGCCGGTGGCGTCAAGCTGCGTGTGACCGGCGATGACGAAAACAAGGTGGCCGAGGCCCAAGCCTGGATCGACGCTTTTTGGTCCGACCCCATCACCGACATGGCAACCGGCCTGGAGAGCCGTGTCCGCGAGTTGGCCATGTTCGGCGAACAATGCTGGCCGGTGTTCGAGAGTCTCGACGGTCATATCCGGCTGGGTTACCTGGATCCGTCGGACATCGAGGACGTGGTCCTGGACCCGGACAACTACGCTGCGCCCATCGGGATTTTGGCCGCGCCCGACGCGGACGGGCGCAAGCGCCGCTACCGGATCATCTATACCCACGACCAGGGAGACGAGGACCTGTTCGGTCCCCGCGCCCAGGCCCTGCGAGAAACCTTCACCGATGGCGATTGCTTCTTTTTCCGGGTCAACGCCCTGATGAAGGCCAGCCGGGGGCGCTCCGACCTGTTGCCCAGCGCCGATTGGGTCGATGCCCTGGACCAGTTCCTGTTCGGAGAACTGGAGCGGGCCGCCGATATGCGCGCCTGGATCTGGGATGTGAAGATCACGGGCGCGACGCAAGAGGAAGTGGAGGACCGGGCCGCGACAACCGTTCCCCCATCGACCGGAGGCGTTCGGGTCCATAACGAAAACGAGGAATGGACCACGGAAAGCCCGGATATCCGTGCCGAGGACGGAGAGAAGGCCGCGCGTTTGTTCCGCAACCACGCCATAGGCTCCCTGGGCCTGCCAGAGCATTGGTTCGGCGGAGGCGGAGACGTCAACCGGGCGAGCGCGGCGGAAATGGGCCTTCCCGCCCTGCGGATGCTGACCCTGCGACAGGAGAAGCTCCGCAACATTCTGGAGACTGTAGGCCGCGAGGCAATCCGGCGTCGGGGTCGTGTGGTGTCTCGGTCCTTCGCCCTGGAGGGTCTGGACGTGCTGGCCGAATTCCCGGAGCTGGTGTCCGAGGACGTGAGCCGCTATGCGGCCGCTTTGGCACAGGTTGCGGCGGCGGCATCCACCATGCTCGGTCAGAACTTGATCGACCGGAAGGGCGCCGTCCGCCTGGTCGCCTCCCTCGCGGCCCGACTTGGCGTGGAAATCGATCCCGAGGACACCCTGGCCCAGGCAGAGGAAGAGCGGAAGGCCAAGGAGGAGCGGGATTCCATCGTCGACCCCGCCCCGGATCCCGTGGACGCGGCGGAGGGCTGACCGGTGGCCGAGGACGTCCCGCCCCAAACTCCGCCGACGACAGATAAGGAAAAGGCCAAAGCCTTCCTGGCCGAGCGCCGCAAGCGGCTGGCCGAGCGGGGCCGGGTTCTCCGCGAGACCTATTTCTTGCTGCAAAAGCTGTTGGCGGACGCCGAAAAGGAGATCGCCACAGCCCTGGCGGCCCAACCCTCCGATTACACCCTGTGGCGTCTGACCGAGGTGCGGATCGCCATCGAGACCGCCCAGGCCCGCCTTGCCGAAGAGGGCACCAAAATCCTGTCCACGGGCATCGACAGCGCGGGCGCCGCAGGTGTGGCCCTGCTGGACGCGCCCCTAGTGGCAGGAGGTGTTCATCTGGCCGGGATCCTGCCCCGCGTTGACCTGGGCGCCCTGATCGCCACCAAGGTCATGGCCACGGATCGGATAAAGGACATCGCCCGGGAGGCTGCGGGCAAGATCCACGCGGACCTGGCCCAAGTGGTGGCCGGAGTATTCGACCCCGGCACAGCCATCAATCGCGTGCAAGAGCACCTTCAGGGCTCCGCCCGGAAGCGGGCTTTAACCATCGTTCGAACCGAGGTGGGCGCGGCCTTCTCCACCGCAGCCCAGGCCCGGTTCGAACAGGCCGCACCGCACCTGCCCGGCCTGGAAAAGCAATGGCGCCGCTCTGGCAAGATCCATTCCCGCATGACCCACGATCTGGCCGACGGCCAGGTGGTGCCCGTGGACAAGCCGTTCAAGGTCGGCGGCGTCTCCATCATGTATCCCCGAGCACCGGATATTCCCGTCGGTCACCGGGTCAACTGCGGCTGTGAGAGTTTGCCGTTCATGACGTCCTGGACGGTCCTCACGCCCGGACGAAAAGCCTTCACGGAACAGGAAATCACCCTGAACCCGCGCAAACGGGATCTGGAGGACGCGCTGTCCGGTGGCTTCGATCCGGAGAAGGCGGTAAGGGGCATGACCGGAGCCACCTACTTCGAGGAGGTCCAGGCCTGGGTCAGGACCGAACGGCGAAGGGGGCGGGACTTCGGCAAGCTCTCCGATGCCGAGATCGTGGCCTTGCGTGCCTACACCGGCGACGACGCGGACCTTGGCGGGGAAGGCAAGGCGGTTTTCAAGCTACTAAACGCCACCTTACGCGGAAATCGACCGGACCCGGTGGTTCGCAGCTTCGCAAGGGTGCTCGATGATGCCCTGGAGAAATTGCCCACATACGAGGGGTGGGGCACCCGAGGCGCCACGCTTCCGCCAGAGGTTGCGGCTGGCTTTATCAGGGGCGGGGTTTTCCAAGACAAGGGTTTTCTCTCCATGTCCACTGTGTCCGGCTTCGGAGGCTCCCACGCCTTCCGCATCTATAGCCGAACTGGCCACCCCATCTCCGACTTTTCCCACTACGCGACAGAGAATGAGGTGCTGTTCCCCTCTGGCGCGAAATTTGATATCTTGGAAGTATACAGGAAAGGCGAGAGGACCTACGTCACCATGAAACATATCGTCGATAAGGACCGGTTGGCCGAGGCCCTGGACGATGCCGCCCAAAGCCGGTCGGAGACGGAGAATGAGCGCTTGATCCGTGAGTCTCGGGAGTGGGCCGAGGAAAACGAGAAGATCGTGGCCGAAGGTCGTGGCGATCCCGCTGTGACCACCACCCGTTGGTTGGCCAAAGGCGAGGGTCTATTCGACCAGTCGATCCGCTAAATCGGAACAGCCATTTCTAACGCCAGAGGGGGCGGACCTTGCCGGGTCCGCCCCCTCGGTGCGTTTAGGGTCGAGACTGCGTTGTGTGGTGCGTTAGGGGTGCGTTAGCGGCGGCGCTAAATAGCCTTCGCTCTAGACGATCCGTAGTTTAGGCCGTTCCTTAGCGGAGGTTCTCCCGCCTCCCTCAATGGCAGTTGGAACGATCCCGAACAACAGCATGTCGATGACGTCCGGAAAAACATCCAATGCTTCGCCGATGATCCTTCTTGTTACCCCTTCGGAAGACAGGGCGCTCATCATCTGCCGAAGCCTGTCCGAGGTCTCATTCGGCATCCCCTCCGGCTCTGACGTTCGATCCCCATTTTTTGACATTTCGATGCAAAGCATCCGGTAGTGCCAGTCCGTCAAAAGCCCCGCCTTGTGAAGACGAAAGGCCAAAGCCGCCGCCGACACGCCCCAACGCTTCTTCGCATTTATCAAAGATGTTCGGGTCGCAATACGCGGGCAATGGGCAAGAATATCATTCTTAGGCATGAGCATGGACGAGGCGAATTGATCTGCTTCTTGTTCGATCCTCCTGGGATCCTCAAAGGAATCGTTTTCGTTTCGGTGGAGTAGTAGGTGCCCGAGTTCGTGGCACATGGTGAACCGGGCATGCTCCGCTGACTTTTGAGTGTTGGTGAAAATGAACGGTAAACCATCGTGCCAAATAGAATAAGCGGACACCTCTTTGGGCTGGTCACCAATGGAATAGATCCGCACACCCTTTGCTTCGAGAAGACGCATGACGTTTTTGATCGGGTGCTCGCCAAGTCCCCAGTGGTGGCGAAGAGAAGCCGCAGCAACCTCTGGACTCTCGCCTGTAAGATCGGGCAAGTCTGCGGCAGGTTGGTTGAAATGAGAATTCAAAAAACGATCCAGGGCAAACCCTATGGCCCCCACGGTGAGAACGGTCTTCTGTCGGGACGCGCTCATGCTTTTCATAGACCTAAAACTGGCAGTGGCGGGTGTAGGTTGGTCAAGGTCATCGGAATAGAAAAATGAAACAGGAAACGCCAATTCCTTAGAAAAAGAAAAAACAGTTTCATCTGAAGGATAGTAGTCTAATTTGTTCTCAAAATTAGAGATGGACCGAGAAGTAATCCCGGTCCTCTCGGACAGAACTTTCTTTGTTAAGCCACGCAACTCACGGGCTAAAGTGAGTCTGGAAGGGTTAAACATCTCTTCACCACATTGAACGTCACAACTTTCTCTCGATTTTTACCTCGAACTCGGGTCCATTGTCTACTGGCATGTCTCTGTTCGCACAACCATCAAACGTCAAGGGAGGAAGGGGAATCCTCTCAATCCACCCGATGGGACGGCCAGTTTTCTCCGAACAATCGCCTGGGAGTGACAGTTCGGAGCGGAGAGTATCGTCAGTGAATTTGGTGAGAAGGATCCAGGTGGTTGTCGCCCTATCATCAGTCCGCATGGGAACCACATTGTCGTTCATGAAGCTGAACGCATATTGGCGACGGTTGACGTCGATGGATGCCTTCGTCTGGTAGCCTTTGTTGGACCGGGTTGTCGGGTTGGCGGTTTCCTCGGGGGATCCGGTCAGATCGTCACCTCCGTTGCTGGCGATTCGGAGTTTTCCGCAAGGCGAAATGACTACCGAATATCCGCCTTCATCGCTCCTAGTCCAACCTTCAGCCAACAGATCCGCCCGAAGTTGGGTAACTACGGCTTCCCAAAGGTTGAATCCAGGGCAAGTGGGAGGTGCAAGGACGGGGGTCTGTAAATGGGCCAAGCCACCAGCCGTGAGTGCCTTTCTCAAAACTTCAAGGGTTAACCCTTGCGCCAGACTTTCGATGCGAGACGACACATCCTTGGGAGGGGTGACTTTCATGTGAGTTCGATCCATTTTCACTGTAGCGACTTCCTGTTTCTTACCTCAATTTGAGGAGAAAAACAAGAAGTGTCTGGTGAGATGGAAGGGATCCATTTCCAGGTCTTGGCACGAGAAGGCGTGGCCTGCACAAGCGTATCAACCAAAGATCTGTGCCTGCTCCTATTGGGGGCCAGAGCAGATCCGCCTTTTCCTTTGCCTTATTGACCCATCCATTTGATCGGCCCATGCTGGCCGACATCACACCGCCTCCTCCCCGCCTGAAACCTTTCAGGCGGGGTTTTGCGTTCTGCCCCGTCATTCTCGGTTCCTAGGGACGCGAGTTGGTCCCGACCCTTTCACCTCACCGAAGGCGGAGACCGAACCGTGGCCCAGCCCCCTGTCCAGACCGAGAAATCCCCCACCGCCACCACGGCCGGAGAGGGCGCCCGCGCCCTGACCGACGCCCAGGCCGCCCGTGCCGTCAAGGTCCGGGCCGAAGAGGTTCTGGCTTTCGTGGTTCACGGCGATGAGGTGACCGTGGTCACCGTCGACGGCAAGAAAATCAAGGCGGCCCTGTAATGCCCAGGTTTCTTCCAGACGGGGGGCTCCTTGGTCATGAGGCCTTGCGGGAAGCCGCAGCGGGTTCCTACCAGGAACTGATGGAGAAGCTGGAAGCGGCCATCCGTGCCCGTTTGAAGCTGTCTCTCATGCCTGGGTTTTCCGTCTGGAGCGACGTGGAGGCCCTGTTCCCTGACGTCGTCGTGATGCGGGAAAAAGGCGGGTTCACCCGCTACCCCTACACCGTCCGACCCGATGGCGCCGTAACCATCGGCGAAGGCCAGAAGGTCGAGCGTCGCGAGGACTTCGTTCCCGCCACGGCCCGACTGGCCGAGGCCGCCGGAGGTGGTTTGGTCGCCAAGGCCGACAAGGCGAAGGGGCCTCGGTTCGAGGTCCGGGTCATCCGCTCGGGCCTGTCAGGCAATGGCGCGATCTATCCTCCCGCCGTTCTCAAGGCAGCCGTCGACGCGGGCCTTTTCGACAAGGTCAAAGTCATCGCCAAGGCCGACAAGGTTCATAGCGCCGGAGGCGGCAAGACCCCCGAAGCCGTGATCGGTCGCCTGACCGAGGCCCGCTATATGGAGGACGTCGACGGGAACGGAACCGGGTCCGAGGGCGAGATCCGCGCGACCATGGACGTGCTGGCGGTGAGCGGTTGGCCGGAACGCCTGACCGAGGCGTTGGACCGCGACCTCGGTCTTTGGGGCCTCTCCATCGACGTTTCCTCCCTGGTTCGGCGAACCAGCCTCAACGGCAAACCCATCCGCGTGGCCACGAAGTTCGAGAAGGTCCATTCGGTCGACCTGATCGTCGACGCCGGGGCGGGAGGGGAAATCCTCCGCCTCATGGAAGCCCAGGGCGACGCCCATCCCACTACCGAAAATGGAGGTTCCATCGTGGACCGTGAAACGATCATCGCACTGTTGCGCGAGGCCAAGGCCCTGGGTGACCTGGATCCCGCCAAAGCCACCGACGACCAGCTCCGCGCGCGCCTGACCGAGGCCATGCGGCCACCCGCACCCGAAACCCGGGAGTCCCTGACCGAGGCCCAGGTCCGCGAAATCATCGCGGCCAATTCGGCCCTGGCGGACCTGCGCGAAGCGGCGGGAGACCTGGTCGAAGAGTCCAGTCTTCCCGCCCAGGCGAAAAAGCGTCTGAAGGCCGATTTCCGCGAAGCCTCCGCCGATGCCCTGGCCGCCAAGGCGATCGAAGATCGGATCAAGGCCGAGCTCGACTATGTGGCCAGCATCGCCGGGCGAGTCGGCGTCGGTGGTCTGGGTGGGGGCATCGGGCAAATCTCCATGGGTGAAACCCGTGGTGAAAAGTTGCGTGAGGCCCTGGGGGCCTTTTTCGATCCAACCCATACCGACCATCGCCATGCCCGGTCGATCAAGCAGCTGTACATCGAAATGACCGGGGACACCCTGGTCACGGGCAACCCGCGGAATTGCGATGTGGCCCGGATGACCGAGGCCCTGGGAAGCGATACCCTGGCCGACGTCCTTGGCGATGGCATCAATCGACGCCTGCTGGCCGACTACCAAACCCAGACCGTCTTCGACAGCTGGCGCCGCATCACCAACGTGGTGCCGGTCCATGACTTCCGCACCCAGGAGCGGACTCGCTGGGGCGGTTATGGCGACCTGCCCGTCGTCGCGGAAAATGGAGACTATACCGCCCTCGACAGCCCCAGTGACGAGAAGGCGGAATATGCCGTCTCCAAGCGCGGGGGCTTGGAAACCCTGTCCCTCGAAATGATCAAAAATGACGACGTGGGAGCCGTTCGCCAAATCCCCATCAAACTGAGCCGGGCGGCGAAGCGGACCCTGTCGAAGTTCGTCTATGCCTTCATTTCGGCCAACGGCGCCATCTACGACACCAAGACCCTGTTCCATGCCGACCATGGCAACCTGGGCACCGCCGCGCTGTCGGAGGACAGCCTGGAAGCTGCACGTCTGGCCATGTACGCCCAGGCGGAAATGGACAGCGGCGAACCCCTGTGGATCGGGATCAAGTCGCTGCTGGTGCCTGCGGCGCTAGAGCGCACGGCGGTGGATATGTTCCGCCGGACAACCGAGAACGACAAGACGTTCATTCAGTCCCTCGCGCCGGACATCATTCCCGTGCCCTGGTTCACCGACGGCACCGATTGGGCGGCGGTCGCCGACCCCATGGAAATCCCGGGCCTGGAAATCGGGTTCCTGGATGGCGCCGAGGAGCCGGAACTGTTCGTGGCCGATAACCCCAAGTCCGGGGCGCTCTTCAGCAACGACCAGCTCCAGTACAAGATCCGCCACGTCTATGGCGGCGCCGTCTGCGACTACCGGGCCTTCTACAAGTCCGTCGTCGCCTAACCGATACCCGGGAGCCTGTGACGCAATCGTCCGCACGGGAGCGATGCCGAGGCCGAGAACAAAGTCCCCCCTTCCCCGGTCCGTGCTCTGGGGTCGCGGGGGCCTCCCTTTTCCCGACATACGCCGGAGTGCCGTTTCGTGATCCTCCTGTCCGACCATATTGCAGCCCTGGAGGCCCTGGTAGGCGAAGAGCCGAACGCCGATGCCCTGGCCGAGGCCATGGCGGGGGCTTTGCGAGCGCTCGACCGCGCGGCCCCGCGCAAGGCCTCCCTCCTGGCCAGCGTCGAGGATCTGGCCATTCCCCTGCCCGACGACTGGGAAGATGGGATTTCCCGGGTCCTGGATGTCGAATATCCAGCCGACCAGGTGCCGCCTGTGTCCCTGTCCATCGTCCATTGGCGGGCGATGAATGGACAAATCAGGTTCGCCTGGGAGGTCGTGTCCGAGGGGGACCAGGTCCGCCTCCATTACACCACCGCTCACATCTGCGACTATGTCGAAAGCAGCGTTCCCGAAGCCCTGGTCGATGGTCTGCGGGCCAAGGCTGCGGCGAAGATCCTGCGTGACCGGGCGAATGCCACGGCGGGCGAAGAGGACTCCACGATCCAGGCCGACATGGTCAATCATGGGTCCAAATCCAGCCGTTACGCCAAACGAGCGGCGGAAATGGAGCGGATCTGGACCGAGGCCATCGCCGCGACTCAAGCGAGGGGCGCTTTCGCTTCCGCCGAACTGCCAGACCGGTTTGGCCGCCTGACCCGACCCAGCCGGAGCCGGTTATCATGAGCGCCGCCGGATATGGCATCAACCTGGGGGAACTGGCCAGTCTTCAAGAGGTCTTTCGGGCCGCGCCAGAGATCGCCTCGGAGGAGCTGGTGGCCGCGATCTGGAACGCCTCACTGCTGCTGGAGCGGGAGACCAAGGAGCGGACGCCGACCGGTGCCACGTCGATCCTGCGGTCCTCCATCGCGGCCTACCGGCCTACCGCCATCGGCATGACCGTGGCGGGCGAAATGGGAACCCCAGTGGCCCATGCCGTTCCCGTCGAGCTGGGCACCAAACCGCACCGGCCGCCGATTGAACCTTTGATCGATTGGGCCGAGGCCCGCCTGGGCCTTCGCGGGAAGGAGGCCAAAAGTGCAGCCTGGGCCATCGCCAACAAGATCGCGGCCCATGGCACAGACGGCGCCTTCATGTTCAAGACGGCCTTCGAGGCAAACGAAGCCCAGGTCCAGGCCATCGTCACCCAAGCCCTTGGCCGGATCCTCGAACGCATGGTGGAGGCCGCCCGATGACCAAGCTCGCAGAGATCCGCGCGGCCCTCGTTGCCGTGGTCCAGGGTGTCGACGGTGTGGGCAAGGTCCACGCCTTCGAACGCTACGCCACGGCCAAGAAGGCTTTTCTTGACCACTACGCCGACGACGCCGGGCAAGTGCGCGGCTGGTACGTCCGCCGCGTCGGTGGCCGCAAGGTCTCCGTGGCCGTCGGGTCAATAGACCGCATCGACAGCTTTGACCTGGTCGGCCTTCAAGGGCTGGAGGACGCCGAAGCCAGCGAACTGACCTTCGACGATCTGGTCGAGGCCGTCCGGGATGCCTTCGGCACCGACGCCACCTTAGGCGGCGTCGTCGGTTCCATCACCGACCCCGACAGCGGAGAGACCGGCGCCGCCGTTATCGAGAGCGGACCCGTTCTATTTCAGGGCGTGTTCTGCCACCGGGTCCGGCTGCGGCTGACGACGCACTGCTACGGCTAACGAAAGGAGAGGCCCATGGCCGACGAACGTACCGGTGGAAGATATCTCCGCGACACAACGGGCGGCCTGACACGGGCCGCCGACCAGGGGGCGAAGGTCCCGCCGAAAAAGGCGATCAAACCCAAGGCAGACCCCAAGGCGGCCGAGGCCCCTAACGAAGGAGGATTAAACGATGGGCGGAAAACTTGATCGCCTGAAACTGGTGCTCTGTGCCGTCAACGGTGGCGCCTACGGCACAGATGCGGCGCCGGGGAGTGCCGATGCTGTCAAGGGCTTCGAATTCAATGTCACTCCGCTCCAGTCAACCCGCGTCGACGACGACCAGGTGCAGCCCTGGCTTGGCGCTGGTGACAGTTACCTTGTGGGCAAGCATGCCGAAATCACCTTCAAGGTCCGGGCCTCGGGCGCCGGGGCCGCAGGGGATGTGCCTCCGGTGGGGTCCCTGCTGCGGATTTGTGGCCTGTCCGAGACGGTCAGCGCGGGCGTGTCCGTGGACTATGAACCCGTTTCGAGCGGGTTCGAGGACGGAACCCTCTATTTCTGGCGCGACAACAAGCGTCGGGTGCTGACCGGCGTGCGCGGCACGGTCACGTTCATGGCCGAGCGGTCGAGCGTGCCCTATTTCGAGTTCGCCCTTCGGGGCCTCTACAACAAGCCGACCAATGTGGCCTTTCCCACGCCTGACTTTTCGGCCTGGGTCAAACCGGTGGTGGCCGAACCCGTCAATGTGGGCACATGGAGCTTTTTCGGCACCCAGCCGATCTTCAATTCCCTGCGTTTATCCTTCGCCAACGACTACCCCTTTGTCTCGCGCGTCAACCAAGAGCGCGTCGATATCACCGGCCGCGCCGCCGAAGGCGAATTGGTGATGGAGGAAGAGGATCTGGCCACCCTCGACCTGGAAGATCTGGCCACCAGCCACACCAACGGAACCCTCTCCTTTGAGCACGGCAAGACGGCGGGCAACATCGTCGGTGTGTCGGCGCCAAAAGTGCAGGTCATGGCCCCCAGTGAAGGCGAAAGCGAAGGCACGGCCATGCAAACGGCCCCGCTGTCGCTGAAGCCCGATGCGGGCAACGACGAGTTGAAAATCACCTTCAAGTAAGCCCGGGCCTTTGGCCAGGAACCGAACCCGAAAACGGAGTGACTTACCATGCTGAAAATCGACGTCACCAAAGCCAAAACTGTCAAATGGCCGATCACGGCGATGGAGCCGACCGATGGCGGAAAATTCACTCCGCGGTCCTTCACTGCCCATTTCGAACTCCTCCCGGAAACCGAGATGCAGGAGCTGATCGGAAAAGGCGGTCTTGAGGCCGACGAGACCACGATCAAGAAAGCTCTGATCGGCTGGGACGGTGTCCAGGACGACGACGGAAACCCCATCCCCCTTACCGACGACGTTCTGTCCTGGGTCTTCGAACACGCGGTTTGGCTGCGCGGAGCAATCGCAAAAGCCTACCTGGACGCCCATTACGGCGGCGGCAAGAGAAAAAACTAACCGACGCCGCGCGGATCTGGGCCGGTGGCGCGCCTCCGCCAGAAGCCAGCGACGCGTTGGCTGACGAACTGGAAGCCTTCGGCGCCCCGCCTGAGGTGGTCGAGGCAGAAAGGCGCGCGGCGAAGGCGGACCGCTCGCAAATCATCGAAATCTGGCCGGAAAACCTCCCGCCCTTCCGTCTGTTCCTCGCCCTCTCCACCCAATGGCGCAACGGGCCGACCGGACCAACGGGCCTGGACTATGGGGTGATCGAGACCACGGCGCGAATGGAAGGGCTCGCGGCCAATACTGAAACCTTTCAGGGGGTCCGCCTCTGTGAAGCCGAAGCCCTGGCGGTCTGGGTCGAGCAACGGAATAGGGAAAGGAGGCGTAAAAAGTGGCAGCGCGGTCCCTGACCCTATCGATCAAGTTCAACGCCGATGGCTCGGTCTTGCGGGCCGAAACGGCCCGGGCCGAACGGAGCCTGTCCGACCTGGGTCGGGCCGCAGGCCGAACGGGTGACCAGGTCGGCCACCTGGGCCGTGAAGGCCGCGAAGGCGCCCGGGGCCTCTCGGCCTTGGCCACTGGTGCCGGGGCCGCGCGGTCGGAACTCTCCACCCTCTATCGCATGGCCGCAGGGGCCGGGGTCGCCGCGCTTGCCCGTCAGGCGCTCACCGCCTCGGACGCCTATGCCAGTCTCCAAGACCGGCTGCGCGACGCCACGACCGCGACCGGCACTTATGCCGAGATGTCCAAGCGTCTGTTCGAGATCGCGAACCGGACGGGCTCGGCCCTTGAAACCAATATCGAGATGTTTCAGCGGGTGGCCATCGGCGCCCGCGACCTGGGGCGGTCGGACAAAGAAATCGCCCGGGTTACCGAGAGTGTCCAGAAGCTGGGCGTGGTTTCGGGCGCGTCCGCCGATGCGCTGAAGTACGGTGGGCTCCAATTCTCCCAGGCCATGACCTCCGGCATTGTAAAAGCCGAGGAATGGAACTCGGTGATGGAGAATATCCCGGCAGTGGGTCAGGCCATCGCCAAGGGGTTGGCTGTCTCCGCAGGCGAACTGCGGAAAATGGTCATTAATGGCGAAGTCTTGTCCGACGACGTCTTCGCCGCTTTGCTGTCCCAGACCGAAGCCATAGACGCACGGTTCGAGGCGATGCCTCTGAGGCTGTCCAGCGCCGGGCAGGCGGCACGGAATACCCTGGGTGCAGCCCTGGCCGAGGTCGATGGCAAATTAGGGGCGACCAGTGGGTTGGCCCAGGGCCTCCAAGGATTGGCCGACAATAGTGGCGTTGTCGTCGGCGCCCTTCAGGCCGTCGCGGGCGCTGCGGGGATCGCTGCGGGTGTGGTGGCGGGGCGGTTGGGGATCGCCGTAAGCTCGATCGCAAAGGCGCTCGGGCAAAGTGTGACGGCTTGGTGGAGGAACACCAGCGCGGTTAGAGATCATGCTGTAGCGTTGGCCAAAACAGCCTCTGCTACAACAGGCCTATCAGAAGCAAAGCTATCTGCCGCTCGGGCTAATGTGACAGCCCTGCGGGGAACGAAGGCGTTGGCTGCGGCCCAGTTGGCTGAGGCGCGAACCCAACTGCAATTGCAAACGGGTATTCGTGCGGCGACCGGGCAAACAGGTGGGTATGTCAAGGCCCTGGTGGAAAAAAACGAGCGCCATAAGGCCTATTTGGCGACGGCGCGAGCCGTCACAGCGGCGGAAGCCACCTTGGCCAGGGCGACGGACACGAGCGCGGGAGCGGCGCGTCGTGCAGGGCTTGCAAGGGAATTTGAGCGACGGGCCTCCCAAGCGGCGTCCGTGGTTGGCCGTGTGGGGTCCGCTGGCAAGATTATTGGCGGGGCCGTCATCGGTGCCCTCGGTGGTCCTGTCGGTGCCGCGATCACTGCCGCAACCCTTGGCATCGGCTACCTCGCCACCCGCCAGTCCGAGGCAGAGAAGGCCGCAGAGAGCCACGCCAAGGCCCTGGAGACCCTTCGCACGGTCACCAACGCCACCGCCGACGCTTCCGAACGGCTCGGAGACACCCTTGCGGCCAAGACCTCGGTCCAGCTTGAGGCGGCTAGGGTTCAGCTCGAACAGGATGTTGCCGCACAACAGTCGGCCCTAAATGCCCTCGGTCAAGATGTCTTTTCAGAGCTTGGCGACGGCATGGGCTTCTCCCAAGCGGGTCGTGATTTCCGGACCCTCCGCCAACAATGGCAGACCGGAGCGGTCGAGGCCGATAAGCTGGCCAGCCGTATGGCTGCGATCAAAAAGGCATTCCCCGACTGGGCCGACCATGCCGACGACGTCATTTTGTCGGTTGCAGCTTACCAGGACCAGGAAAAGGCCCTGGCCGTAGCTCAAGCCGCCTTGGCCAAGCTCAACGGTACGGCCACACCCGAACAATTGGCCCTTTTGGCCGAGGCCCTGGGGGAAGTGTCCGACGCCTCCGGGACCCTGGGGGACAAAGCCCGGACCCTGGGCGACCTGGATTCCGGCCTGACCAAATTCATCGACCGAGCTGCGGGCGCGAAGGATGCGGCGCCGGGGATGCTCGAACTGGCCCAGGCCATGCGCGAGGTGGAAGCGGTCGCGGTCACCATCAAGGCGGTGGACGCCTTCGCCGACGGCCTGATCGATCAAGGCCAGTTCGACGCCATTTATGGCACCCTTCAACGCTATATCGCGCTGGGCGACAAGGCTTTTGAGACCTCCGGCCGGTCCGCAGGCTCTTCGGCCAATCAGGTACAAAAGCATATCGACGCGCTGGCCCGTGACGTCGAGGCTCAAAAGGCCATGGTCGATGCCATCGCGGAAGGGGCGGCTGCGGAGCGGGCTGCGGCCCTTGAGGCCCGCACGGCGGGAGAGATCGCCAAGGCAGGCCTCAAAGCAACCGATGCCCGGGCGGTCAAGATCAAGGGGTTGGTGGGCGAGCTCGACAAGCTGGGCAAGGCGGAAGCCAGTCTTCGGCGCCAAAAAGACGATGGTCAGTCCCTGGAACGCCTGCGCCTGGAGGTCGACCTTGTCGGCGTCGGCGCGGCCCAGCGCGAGCGGGAGCTGGCCCTTCTCGAACGGCGGAACCAGCTTCTCGCCGACGGAATTGGTCTATCCAGCACCCAGGCCAAAGCCGAGTTGGCCGGGGTCTCTGCCCTTGCCGATGCCCGGTCGGAAAAGGGCAATCGGGAAGCCCTGGCCAGCCAAGGCCAGACCTTAACCCGGCTGGCTAAGGAACGGGATCTGGTCTGGACCACCACGGAGGCCCGCGACCTGGAGCTGGAGCTGTTCGACAAGCGTCTTGAGCTTCAGCAAAGGGGCGTTGATCTGTCCAGTGCCCAGGCCAAGGCCGAGATGGAGGGCATCAAGCGGGCCGCCGCGCTGTCCGGGGAAATCGAACGGCAAACCAGCCTGAAGGAAAAGGCCGACGGCTTGGCCGATGGTCTGGCCGGGGCAATCACCAGCGGCATGACCGAGGGCTGGAACAAGGGCCTGGCCGAGATGGGCGACGTCTTCATGTCGTTCCTCGCTGACCTTCAGAAGGAAATGCTGACCAAGCCCCTCAAACTGTTCATTGAAGGGGCATTCAACGGGGGACAATCTTCGGTCGGGGCGGGGTCTGGTGGCGGCGGGTTTGGTGGGCTTGTTGGGCTCGGACGCGGGGTCATCGATACTGTTGGCGGTTGGTTTTCGTCATCCCCGACCGCAACGACCTCCACGATGGGTACCGGTACCGTCAGCGGGTATACCGAGGTTGGCGATACCATTTCCGGGTATGAAGGCGGCGCCATGGTCGGCGGTGTCGGCAACGACACCCTGTCCAGTTCCGGGCCGTCGACCGGGGGCGTTGTCTCCGGTGCGTCCGGAGCCCTCGGGGCCGTCGGTCAAATGGCCGGAACCATAGGGGCCGGATATGCGACCAAGGCGACCGGAGGAAACCAGCAAGGTCAACAAGTTGGTTCGGCCATCGGCGGCACGGTGGGCGCGATCGCCGGGTCGTATTTCGGGCCAATCGGAACGATGGTGGGGGGCATGCTCGGCTCCGTGGCCGGGGGCATGCTGGGCGGCCTGTTCGGCAACAAGAAGAAATCCGTCGGACCGGTCTGGGAAGTGAATGGCGACTTCGGCTCAAGCGGCGACATCGCCACCGGCGCCGACAATGGGGCAGACCCGGGCAAGGCGACGGCTGCGGTCAAGGCCATGCGCCAGGCGCTCGACGACCTCGCCGGGGCGGCGGGCCTCAACGGCGTAACCGGAGACCTGCGCGCCCATGTCACCGTGATGGAGGAACAGGGCAAGGTCCTCGCCGAAGTGGGCGGTGAGGTGAAGGAATTCACTGACCAGGAAGAGGCACTGGACTGGGTAACCCGTCAACTGGCCGCCCGCATGGACGGCATGAGCCCAGCCATGGAAGCCGCCGTCCTGGGGGCCGAGGACGTCCAGGAGGCCATGGAAACCCTGGCGAAACTGGATGCCTTTCAGAAGGTGGGCGTTGTCTCCAACGAGATGGAGCAACGCGTCGGCGATGTCGTCAAAACCTTTGAGGATCTGGTCACCACGGCCCAGGACCTGGGCTATTCATCGGCGGATTTGGCCGATATCGAAAAAGATCGTGTCCGGGCGCTGGGGCTGTTGCGGCAGGAACTGGAGGACCAGATCGCCAGTGAGTTCGCGGGTCTGCAAGACCCGGCCCATTCCGGTTTGGTCGACCTGCAATCCTCTTTCGTGTCCACCCTACGCGCCGCAGCCGCCACCGGCGTCGACCTGACCAGGATCGAGAAGCTCTACGGTATCAAGCGCCTGAGCGTGGTCAGGGACATGTCGGACCAAGCCGTGGCGGCTTTGTCGGTTTCCGCCTCGGCCCTGGATCAGGCGCTGAGCGCCTACGAGCTGCAACGACGCTCCATCGTCTCCGTCTTGTCGGAAATGCAATCGTCCCTGACAAGTGCCGTCTCCTATTTCTCGGATTTCATCGACAATGTTTCCGGGCTGGTGGCGAGCCTGAAGCTTGATGACAGCCTGTCTACACTATCCGTGACCGAGCAATACGGCTTGGCGCGGTCCGAGTTAGAAAGCACCGCCACCGCAGCCAAATCCGGCGATACAAAAGCGCTGTCAGATTTCGAAAGTATGGCGCGGACCTTCCTCGAAAAGTCCCGGGCGGTCAATGCAAGTGGAACCGCCTATCAGACCGATTTTTCCTGGGTCGAAAGCCTGATCTCTCAAATCGCAACGGCTGGCGCGAGCGAGGTTCAATCAGGCACGTCAACGCTGACCGACGTCAGTCAGGCGCAGTATCTGGCGCAACTGGCTGATGTCGATACGTCGGCTTTGGCCGCAGCCTTGACGGCCTTGGGTCTCGACCCCGAAATGGCCACCATCCTTGGCGCCCTCCGCGATAAAGTCTCTGGCGAGGAAGGCGGTGCAAATATTGACGCGCTCCGCACCGCCTACTCGCAAACGCTACAGGCGGCTCGCGCCAAGGATTATGGCGCAGCCTTGTCGTGGCGGCAGATAGCCGCCCAGCTCAATGCGCTCGGAGCCTTGCCCGCTGGCGCAGAGGGAGACTGGGGGGACATACTTGAGCGATTCCCGAACCTTGCTGGCGAGCGGCCATTCGCGGCGGGAGGCTGGGTCGTCGGTGCCGGCGGCCTGACCGATGACTTGATCAAGGCGCGGCTGTCGGCTGGCGAGTTCGTTGTCTCCGGTGCTGCGGCGCAGTCTTTAAAAGCTAGTTTCCCTGGGTTCCTGGAAGAGTTGAACGTAAGAGGCGCCTCAGTCATCGCCACAGCGAACGACAATGGCCTGGGTTCGATTGTTGATGGCCCCTGGTCCGTCGACCCGGCCCCGCCAATCCTCACCATACCCGCTCCCCTGCCCCAAGGGGCGGGACCTACCGACGAGACGGTGGTGGAGTTGC